GATGAAGTGCAAGACACCCAAGAAGCCACAGCCGCCGAAGAAAGGCCGGTAGAAACCAAAGAGGAAAACACCATCCCGCATGCGCGATTCCATGCAGAAATGCAGGAACGACAGCGTTACCAGGCAGAGGCTGAATCACTCAGGCGTCAGAATGAAGAACTGATGGCTTTGAAGGAACAGCTTAACGAATTACGCCAAGGCAAGGCGCAGGAAGAAGAAAGTCAAAATTTCGAGAATGACCCGCTGGGTTACATGAAGAACAAGATTGACGGCATGGAGCAGATGACAGCGCAACAACAAGCGCAATACCAGCAGGCCATGCAGCAACAGCAAGCGATTGCCAATCTGAATAACTGGGCTGGCACACAGGTTAATGAATTTGCCACAAAGCACGAAGACTATGGCGATGCGTTGAATTTTGTCATGGAAAAACGCGCCGAGCAGTTGAGGTTTTTCAATGAACAGATGGGCGTGAACACACCCATCGAGCAGATCCTGCAACAAGAGAGCTTCAATCTCATCGCCCAGGCCGCGCAAATGGGTAAAAACCCGGCGGAAATCGTTTACAACATGGCCAAGTCACAGGGGTATAAGAAGCCCGAGACTGAAGCCAAGTCCAAACTCGACACAATCAACAAAGGGCAGGCGGCATCTCAGTCTTTGGCAGGCACTACCTCGAACCCTGATGTAAAACCGAATGTGTCAGACATTTCCGGCATGTCAGATGAAGAATTTGATGCTTACTGGGCCAGGTATGAAAAGGAAGCTAGGGCGCATTGAAGACTTCCCTGTCAAAGACTATGCAGAACGTGTCAAGTATTTGAGGGATGCCTGGACAGAACGGCAAGGCTTTTTCACTTTGGGCGCAGCCGCCTATCTGGACAGGGACTATCGGGAACTGGCGCATCAGGTCAACCCGGTCATCTGGCACTACTTTCCAGACTTGTTACAGGACATCAAGACATACTTTGACGGGGAATATGACTTAACCATCGGGTTGCCGGGCTTTCACATCTTTGACAAACAAAGCAATGGCCTGGTGGGTAGTATTCATGTAGACACGCCCTGGGCGAAAATCTGGGGCCGGGCCGATGATGTGTTTTCCTTCACTTTACCTTTAGAACTGCCGTCCTTTGGCGGTGGCTTAAACTGGTGGGATGAAGGCATGCACTTCATGGACTACGAGATTGGCAAGCTATACATCCATGATGGCGCAACCTATCATCAGATCGCGTCTTTAGGTGATATGGCTGAAGACGAATATAGAATTACACTACAGGGCCACGGTGCAACCGTGGGTAATCGCAAATACCTGTACTTCTAGCCCGAAGTAAAAGGGCTGTGGTTGGTTCACCTAAAACTAATCGAGCGAGATTCAAAATTGCTGTGGCCCTCATGTGCCGGGCCTTAAACTCACATGCCCTCACAGCCGAGCGAGGCTATAAATTGCTGGTCCGTGCGAGGACTCAAACCGCTGTGCCTGGTCAGGCTCACGACCAATAAATCACGACCTTAATTTTTGGAGTTAAAAAAATGGCTACAACTTCGTATGGAGTAAATGCCAATGAGGCCGTCAAACTTTGGTCGCGCAAACTCATGCGCGAGGCGCTCAAGCAAACCTGGGCATCGAAATTCATGGGCAAGGATTCAAACTCTTTGTGCCAGGTACAAGATGACACCCAGAAAGGGCCAGGCGACAGAATCCGTACCATCCTGCGTATGCAGTTGGCGGGCACGGGTATACAAGGTGACGGAACCCTCGAAGGCAATGAAGAACAACTTGTCACACACACCGACAATCTGCTGATTGACCAACTTCGCCACGCTGTAAGAAGCGGCGGCAAGATGACCGAGCAGCGCATTCCTTTTTCTGTGCGTGAAGAAGCACGGATGGGTCTGCAGGATTGGTGGGCGGACAGGTTTGATTCCTGGTTCATGAACCAAATTTCAGGCAACAGCGCACAAACCGACACCCGTTACACAGGGAACAATGCGGCCACTGCACCGACTGCAAGCAATGTAATTTTTGCGAACGGTCATGCGGTTGAAAGCACCCTGACGGCAACGGCCAGTGCAATCTTCAGCCTGTCACTGATTGACGAAGCGGCGCTTAAAGCCCGCACCCTGTCGCCCATTATCCGTCCGATTAACACGGAAGCCGGGCAGCATTACGTCATGTTTATCACGCCAGAACAGCATTACGATCTCAGACGGGACACGAACACGCTGCAATGGGGTGACATCCAGAAGGCGGCAATGCAGGGCGGTCAAATCAGCAAGAACCCAATCTTCACCGGAGCCTTGGGCATGTACAACGGTGTAATTCTGCATGAAGCCTTCAGGCTTCCCAGGATATCAACCGGCGGTGCATCCACCACAGGACGTGCGGTGTTGTGCGGGGCGCAGGCGGCAATGTTTGCCTTTGGTCGAGGATTCTCGAAAGACCGGATGGACTGGAATGAGGAGATGTTCGACTACGGCAATCAACTGGGTGTGTCAGCCGGGTGTATCGCGGGCTTGAAAAAGACTGTTTACAACTCGAATGACTTTGCAACTGTAACAGTCTCGGCGGCGCATTCCGCTGCGGCTGAATCTGCGAACGGGAGGTAATTGAAATGGCTGCACATTTTATTAACTCTGACGTTACTGCAGTTGGCAACACCATGCCGCAAGTGCATGCGGGACTGAATTACTTTCAGACCACATACAAGCTGCAAGAGACTGCAACCGCTTCCATGTCCATCGCCATGTGCGCCCTGCCGGGCGGTGCGCGAATTGTTGACGCCACGTTAGGCATCGACAACAACGCATTCGACACCACTGGCGGCGGCAATGTCGCGGTAATCACCACCACTGGCGGTAACAGCAACGGAGCCATCATCCAGTCTGCATCTGGATCACTTGAGATCAGCACCTACAATCCGGTTTATGCACAAATTGGATATAGGCACACGTCATCAAGTATCGTGCAGATTGCGCTGACGAACTTCGTTGACACTGGTACTGCAACGACCATCTTCTCACTGGCGATCACCTATGATTGCCAGAAAGAGGGCGATGGCTAACCCATAGGGGGGCTTCGGCCCCCCGACTAATTTCTGAGGCACAGAATGATTGTTGGAGAAGAACTTAAAAGACTGAACGCTTTGCAGCAGACAGCATCCACGGCGGACGAACTCAAGTATCTCATTGATGAATATTCCGCATTGTTGAACACCGTTCCTGAAGACCCTGTGATTACATTTCTTCTAGCGACGGCAAACATGCAGTATGGCTACAACGGTGTGGCGATTGCGCTATTTAAGCGTGTCTTGTATTACCACCCGGATTTTCATGAATGCTGGAATAATTTGGGCAGCAGTTGGAAGGCCGAGCATGAGAACGACAAGGCGCTGGAGTGTTTCTTAAAAGCCGTACAGTATGCGGACGAAAAAGATCACAAAGTCCTGTCTGACTACTTCAACAATTTAACCACGTTATATATCAATACAGGCGATCCCAAACCGGGGCTGCCTTATGCCGAAAAAGCGGTTGAGCTAAACCCTGATTCACCCAAAGCTCACTGGAACATGGGCCTGGTCTTATTGGAAATGGAACAATGGGACCGAGGCTTTCAAGAGATGGACGCCGGTTTGTTGAGCGGTGATCGCCCGTTACGATTCTTTGCCCAAGACCCTGAAAAGATTCCCTGGTGGGAAGGCCAGGAGGACGGCAAGATTATCGTCTACGGTGAGCAGGGCATGGGCGATGAGATTTTATTTGCTTCGTGCATGAATGACCTCATTGATGAAGTCGGCAAAGACAGGGTGATATATGAATGTCACCCAAGAATGGAGAATTTATTTAAGAGGTCTTTCGATGTCGAGGTTGTCCCGACAAGAAAGAAGATGGAAATCACCTGGCCCATGGATCGGGATGACATCGGGTACAAAATAGCCATCGGGTCATTGATGCACCGTTACCGCATGAACGGCGATTTTCCGAAGACAGCTTATTTAACGCCTGACAGCGAGATGGTGGAAGACTATCAGAACATGCTGCAGGAATGGGGCAAGGGTCCGTTTATAGGCATTGGATACGCAGGTGGTAACAAGCGCACATCCTCGCATGAGAGAAGTTATAAATTAAAAGAACTTCTACCCATACTGGAACAGGACGCAACTTTTATATCCTTGCAGTACACCAAGGGCGCAAAAGAAAAGTGGGATCGGTTCTATGACGACACCGGAATTCGTGTCCATCACTGGGACGACGTGGTGCGTGGCTTTGACTATGACGAAAGCGTGGCCCTGATGGCGGCACTGGACCTGGTAATCGTGCCGAACACCACAGCCGTGCATGTCTGCGGCGCAATTGGCCAGGACTGCTGGACATTCACACCCAAAGCGAAAGCCTGGCGGTATTCAGACCGGGATGAGATGGCCTTTTATGGGCGCTGGGTACGTCAGTATCACGAGAGTGATGACCAGATCGAGCGCATGGCTGACGACTTGGCGGAATTTCTCGACACCCGGGCGGCAGCATGAATGTAGCCATCATAGGACACGGACCCTCCATGCTGGGCGGATTCCTGGGTAAAGAGATCGACGAGCATGACAAGGTGATCCGTCTGAAACGCTGTCAGGATACCCTGAAATATCCTGGCCACTATGGCCGAAAGGTCTCGGCGGTCTGCGGGTCTTTGACGATTGGCGCACACCTTAAAAACATCCCGGCAGATGGATATTGGGTTTTTGCGGATTCGCGCCATAAGGATCAGGACATCAATCTCGAAGCCTACAAAGAACACTTCTCACCCAAGCCGGTCATCATTGATCGGAAATTGTGTGACGAGTGGAACGAACGCTATCGGGACTTGCGGACAGAGCGTGAATTCCCTGACACGGTGGAACTGAAGAAGTCATCCACCGACAAGCTGGGCGAGGATCACCTATCCGCAGGCTTGCATGCTGTTTTGTATGCAGCGAAACACTTAAAGCCTGAAAGGATTGACTTGTTCGGATTTGATAACGTGTTCACCCGAGACTATGGCTGGTCGATCACACGCGGACCTGAGTGGGACAAGTACCCGCCGCACAGGTGGGATATTGAGAAAGACTTGTTGAACGACATTGAGCAGGAGTTTGATACCGAGATCCACTTTGTTTTTCCATGATGAGGCACATTATGAATAAATTTTTAACGTCCTTTTCACAGGACGGCTATGAGCTGTACGGGCGGCGATTCCTGAAAAGTTTCGTCAAGTATTGGGATTTTCCGATTGTTGTCTACTATGAACAAGAACCGGACTTTGAACACCCAAACGTCACCTATAAGAATCTGTTTGACGTTCCAGGGTGTAAGGAATTCCTAACCGCAACCGGGTCAACCTTTCCCATCTTCAGAGGGACGGTGGACGATCAACGGAACTATCGGTTTGACGTGCATACCTTTGCACGAAAGATGTTTGCACAGGTAGACGCCGCGACTGAACACCAGGGCAACCTGTGGTGGATAGACGCAGACACTGAAATAAAGAAAGCACTTCCAGAAGCCTGGCTGGATGACGGGCTGAAAGAAGTGTTTATGGCATATATGGGTCGGCCTGGCTGGCATAGCTGTGCCTCACTTGTTGGCTGGGACACGACCCACCCTTATGCAGAAGCCTTTTTTAACGCTTATTTGAATTTACATCTGACCGGACAAATCTTCGCACTGCCTGAATGGCATGATTCATTCGTTCTCGATGTCTTGCGGACTGAAAGCCAGTTACCGTCACGCAATCTGGCAGCAGACATTGAAATGAGCGATGGCCCGGTGAATGTTTTTGACCTGGTGATGGACGGCAAAGCGGTGCATTTCAAAGGTAACAAAAAATACCGGATGGCCTCATGATAGGGCCGTATAAGCATATTGTCTTGCCGAAGTCAGATACACATTTCAAGCCCTTTGTAAAAAAGGGCAAGTATCAAATGGCTTTGTTTGGCAAAGGCGTTGAAAAAACGAAACACTTCGGCACAGCGGTAGACGTGGGCGCTCATGTGGGTTTCTGGTCATGTGCCATGGCGGATAAATTTGACAAGGTAATCGCGTTCGAGCCGGTTAAGGATAACTACGACTGCCTGGTGAAGAACGTGCCAGACAACGTGAAAACCTACAATTATGCTTTGGGTGAGAAGTCGAAGCGGATTGGTTTGTACAACCCGGCTCCTGACAATTCCGGCGCCTGGGAACACAAGGATGGCGATGAGTATTCGGTGCATTCACTGGATTCTTTGGAATTCGTAGAGAAGATTGATCTGATTAAGATTGACGTGCAGGGCATGGAAATGGCTGTACTAGAAGGCGCAAAGAACAAAATCAAGCAGAGTCATCCTGTGATTATCACAGAGATTCCGAAAGGCGAAGCGCAGCGTTCTGATGAAGTGCAATTTATTTTATTTGAACTGGGCTACGACAACGTGCAGATTATTGGCAACAAAACCGCAATCGGGTGGTGGTGATGATTTCTGCAGAATACAGAGCCTTAAATACTCAGTTGCACATGGAACGCAAGGACTACGGACGCTCAGGGCGAAAGTGGGCAGTCACCGTGGCGGATTTGGTCAAAGAGTCTGGCGCACAGTCTGTGCTGGACTACGGCTGTGGTAAGTCTACATTTAAGAACGCTTTCAGCCAACTTTCTGACATACCGGTATCAGAGTATGACCCTTGCATTCCAGGCAAGGAAAAATTGCCCGATCCCGTGGATGTGGTGGTGTGTACTGATGTGATGGAACATATTGAGCCGGAATTCTTGGATGAGGTTTTATCGCATATTCATTCATTGGGCAAATTGTTTGTCATGACCGTGGCAACAAGGGAAGCAAAGCGCAAACTACCAGACGGCAGAAACACACATTTGATTGTTCGGGGTGTTGACTGGTGGCGTGAAAAACTGTCCGAACATTTCACGATACTCGGAATTCAGATGGACCCGACTGAAAACGGTGAATTTTTAACCATCATGGCGAGGCACACATGAAAAAACTAGAAATATATATCGGCTACGATCCGGTTGAATCGGTGGCATGGCACACATTGACGCATTCGATTCTAAGTCGAAGCTCGATCCCGGTGTCCTTTACGCCGGTTAATATTCGCAACCTGAAGAAAATCTTCAATCGTAAACGCGACCCAAAACAAAGCAACGAGTTTTCTTTTTCACGCTTTTTAGTGCCTTACCTGAACAACTATCAAGGTTTCGCGCTGTTCATGGACTGCGACATGATGCTGAGATGTGACATTGCGGAGATTCTTGAACAGGCAGAACTGGACCCAGGCAAGGCCGTTTATGTGGTGCAGCATTCCTATAAACCCAGCGATAACATCAAGTATCTGGATACCGTTCAATACCCGTATCCGCGTAAAAACTGGTCGTCCGTGGTCTTGTGGGATTGCTCGCACCCTTCTAATCAAGCCGTCACGCCGGAATGGGTGGAGACTGCATCAGGGCTTGATTTACATAGATTCACCTGGCTGAAGGACGAGGAAATCGGCGAACTTGATGTCAGATGGAACTGGCTGGTGGGTGAATACGCCTCTCCACCGGAGGACGTGAAAAATGTTCACTGGACAATCGGCGGGCCGTATTTCCGTGAATACGCACACGTCGACTTTGCAGACGAATGGTTTACTGAAAAATCCCTGATGAACCATTGCATGCAGAGAAGCGAGGTTAAAAGTGCGTAGGCGTGGCGGGACGCCTGAAGTCAGGGAAGTGAAGCCGGTTAAGCCGGTTTTTTTATGTCCTGTCTGTAAAAACGAATTCCGTACTGAGGTTGGCTTAAAGAGACATAGGACACGCATGCGTCATGAGTGATTTGGGTACGATGGAAAACCGCATTGCAGATGAATTAAACCGGACGGACATGACTTCACATGCCCGCACGGCAATCCTGACAGCGGTGAAACACTTTGAAGGGGAAAGATTCTGGTTTTCAGAAGAACGCGCCACGGCTTCGACTGTCGCCTCACAGGAATGGTATGACCTACCAACGGACTTTCGCGGGATTGATTCCATCACGGTGACGATCAACAACAATGCCTATCCATTGATTGAAAGAACCTACAATGAACTGGAAGACTGGAACATATCATCGTCAACCTATACCGGGTATCCCACAGACTTTGCCATCTACAACGATCAGCTTAGGCTGTATCCGATACCGAACGGCGCCTATACCCTGACGATCTCTTACATCAAGAACCTGTCATCTCTGGCGACAGCGACAGATACGAATGCCTGGATGGTGGAAGCGGAGGAACTGATACGCTCAAGGGCGGAAAGCGATGTCTGCATGCGGGTTATTCGAGACTTTGAGCGGGCGCAGGGTTTCAAGCTGTTGGAACAGGAAGCACTCAAAAGGTTGTTGAGAGAGTCGAATCGTAGGACATCTACTGGATTCACCCGCAGGCGATGAAACATTTTCGGATTTATTACACCGATCATCTTACCCATGATGACGATGTACAATCCGCGCCTTCTTATGGGGTTTTAGCTATCCTGCAGCGCAGGACCAGTGACGGCAGATGGTATATATCAAGTAATGCGCCCTATTACGCTTACAACGGCAGGGAGTGGTTACATTTTTATCAGAATGACATGGTGGATCACCTAGTCCATCAGATACCCATCTCCAAATTGATTGTTGGCAGAATGACGGACAAAGGTGAGTTTAATCGTGTCTATGAACAAGCTAAAAAAGACAAAGACACAATGGATTAACACCCGCACCGAATGGGTATGGGATGGTGAAAAATATGTAGAAATACTCAACGAGGGATATGAGTATTCCGGCCCTGTTGCCAGGGCTACCGATCCGCCCGTCATGCACGTCACCAACTGGCAGTTCCAGTCAGAGGGTGCTGAAAGCACATCGGGTAATTTGATCGGAACAGTCAATGTGAATCCCACGTTGGCACTGGATACAACCTATTTCATTCGCTGGGGTTTGGAGGAAACTTCAGGAAACGCCAGCAAGAACACCACGGCGC